CCTATTCATTCGGAATCTTAATGTTTTGTTAGTACTATTAGGAATAGTTAAATCAAAATCAAAGCTTGCAGCAGTACTTCCGGTAGCGGTATAATTAAAAATCTGATTTGTAGTTTTATTAATCACATTGCTTAAAGAAGTATTGATAGGTGTTCCTGTTACTCCTGACCCCGTAATATCACCTAATAAAGAAACAGTATTGACCGGTAAAACAGAGTTTACGTACTCTACTACGAATATCTTGTTAGCGGCGTCTGTGTCTGCGTCAGGAGTCGCAACATTAGAGATTCTGTTATTATTAACATTTATATTTTTATAGAATAAAAATTGATCCGAACTGTTTTCATTAAAAGTCATTAAAAAACTTCCAATTATACCGGAATTTTGCTGATTTTGTTGATATTCTAGAGAACTTAAATGAAACGTCCCATTAATATTACTAGAGTCAGAAAAAAAACCTGCTCTATATCCCTTCTCCTGAATATTGAGTAGATCGAGGTCTAAATTAATGACATTAGATTCTATCGGTAATATATTTTCTAATCTCAAAATTCCATTAGGATATTCAAATAAAAATCTTTGTGTATCTCCTAAGATTTTTAAATTCGGTTTTATACCTCCGACAATTACAGTGGTTGCCATATTACCTCCGTATCATCGTTTAATAAATCCCAACATATTTGCAATGATTTATCTTCTACGTAACTTTCATCGCTAAGAGTCTGCCACGTTACTCCATCATAATACTCGAGCTTAACAATTTGCTGAGCTTGTGGTTTTTGTTTTGTTAATATTCTTTTATTTTTGCTCATTTTAAATTTCTGTATTAAATCTTAAAGTACCGGGTAATGGATTGTTAGGACGCTCGGATGTAGAGCCGCCAGGCATTGTAATACCTGCATTACCTGGTATAATAGGATTAGGTGCAATGCTAATTGTGGCTATGTTATTATTTACAGTAACTATTATTTGATTAGCGCTGCCCTCAATGCTTACAATATTGTTTTCCGATAATTCGGCAAAAACAATGTTATCCGTACCGACAGTTGCAACGGCTCCGGTAAGCATCCAAGCAGTTACGGCATTTACTGTTCCGCTAATTATGTTAATTACATCACCTCTAACCATTTGAGACGGAGAATCAAAGTCGGCAGCTCTTGTTAATACCCAGTTAGTTGTAGTAGAACCGATATTAGTTACTATATATATTCCGTTTTGCAAAGCAGCTGTCTGATCTTTAACTAGGACTCTATTACCTTCAGCTAAAGCAACTCCATCAATAACAAGTGCGGTTTGCGTTCCTGAATTAGTTAAAGTAGCTCCCGTCCCATTAGTACCATTTGCATAAATAGCTGTTAAATTACTAATAGTTCCTACTAAACAGGCAGGTATCGTAGCAATGTTATTTAACACCCAATCTTCAGTTGCTAAAGTAAACCAGTTTATTCCATCGGTAAATTCAGGTTTTCCGGTAGGTGTCGGTAATGGCGCTTTTAGGTTATGGTCATTTAAGTTATTGCTCATGTTTTCTCTTTTATTTTTCTTAATAAATTTTACCATAAAATCAAAGTGAAGTGTTAAACCTGATCATTCCAGGAATTAGCGCATTCGGTCTTTGCATGCTGTTACCTGCCGGCATAGTCATTGAGCTGTTACCGGTAAATACCGGATTAGGTTTAAACGTAGTAACAATCGGCATACTTAATAAGCCACCACCGCTTACGTCTCCCTGCAGAGTTAATCCGGTATTTAAAAGGGTGTTTAAATAGGCTTGAGCTTCGTTTGCGCTGTTTGCTGCGTTATCAGCGGAAATGTTAGCGTTAGAAGCAGAAGCAGCGGCATTTGAGGAAGAATTTGCGGCACTATTTGCCGACTGCTGAGCATCAGAAGCCGAACTTGATGCACTAGTTGCTGAAATTCCCGCAGCTAAAGCAGAAACAGTAGCTGCAGCAGCGGCAGCCGTAGCTTCTACCGCTGACCCTGATGCTTCTACTGCCGCCGCCGATGCTTCTACTGCCGCCGCCGTAGCCTCTGCTGCTGCTGCCGTAGCTTCTGCCGCCGCAGCCGTAGCTTCTACCGCTGACCCTGATGCCTCTGCTGCTGACGCTGCTGCTTCTTCTGCTGATAACGCCGCCTCCTCTGCTGATGTCGCCGCTTGCTCTGCATACTGCTGGCATTGCTGCTCTATTTCTTCTAACTGCTGAATAGTTGCATAATCCTCGCCGGCAATTGCAATTGCAAAAGCTCCGCCGGCAACAATCTTGGCCATTCCTATCCCTAGTTCCTCTAAAACCTGTGCTTCAGGTAAATTGACATTCGGAGTTTTTATTATGTAAGTAGCATCGGTTGGAGCAAGGTTTAATTGGACTTCTACCGGTCTATTTGCTGCGTCCCCTTGCCAGACCCTCCCATCAGTTAAGGAGGGTAGATTTGCAATATTTATAGTTTGCCGTGCTTCCGGCACGTTATTTAAACCACCCATCAATAGTTGATTCTCTAGGATGGTAGCTGCTACGATCGCTCCTGTTCCTGCGCTGCTTGTCTGCATCCAGGAACCGCTAGGGAGATTTGATAGAAATTGTGAACCCGGCATTAATGTTTGTAGTACGCTGTTACCTTTTCCAAGAATAAAATTAGCGCTAAAAAACCTGAAATTAATTAAGGCAATATCTCCTTCTAACACTAATAAGGCATCAGATTCTTCCGGTCTGTTGCTATCAGTGCCGTGCCAGATTTTACCTCCTGAAATTGTAATAGGGTTAATCGGATCAAGAGGATTAGGCACGTTAATGCTTGTAGTTCCTAAATTTGGTAGGTTATCAATGGTAATGGTTTGCTGCGCTGTGGCAATATTTGAACTATTACCTATAAATAATTGACCTGAAGGCAAGGCGGTACTTAAATAATCTTCTCCAGGGATAGCAATTTGTATAACACCGTCATTGTTCTTCATTAAACCATTATTTAGCTGATTTAAGGCTTGAGCGTTTGGAAGATCGATACTTGGTTGCTGCAAGATATATGTAGCATCCTTTGGTGCTGATCCTCCGCTGGCATCGATAAACGATAGAATACCATTGCCATTTGTTGCTAGTACTTGCCCGTCAGTTCCATCCTGCAGCGGTAATCTCCAGATGGTGTTCCCGGTTAGATTACCGGCGGTAAAGCCGACATAATAATCATTAGAAGGATTACTCCATTTTAGCCTATTAGTAATAATATCTTCAGTATTAGTGATGCTCGCAGAGTTAATACCGGTTGCATATATTGTATAAAGCTCAGCAGTACCGCCGGTAATAACAGGAGACAAAATACTTTCAAAACTAGCCTCTTTTGCATATAAATAGTTAATTGGAGTGAGTCCTTCACCTCTATTAGCTAGCGCTATAAAAGCTGCTTTTTCTCTATCAAAACCCGGATTAAAATTATTAGCCATTACTTTAGAACTTAATTTGGTGCAACGATTCCAAACGCTCTCGTGCGTCTATATTGCTAACACTCTGACCGGCAAAATCAGGTAAAACAGGAGGTATATCATCACTTGTAAAGTTGATATCTTCTAAAATAACAGGCGAGCTATTACCAGTTGCCTCAGGGCCTTGCGGGGTCTCTATCCCAAATGGGCGAGGATTTTGTACGGCTTTCGGATCACCTTTTATTTGCGGTGGTCTATTCTGCTCGTTTGGCTCATCAACAAAAGGACGCCCGACTATTGCTCCTGTCCAGACTAACTGATTCCCTCGCCATTCATATTGTTTAACTAAATCAGACCTGCTAAAAGGAAACCCTGAATAATCACAAGTTCCAATAGGTTCAATTACGTCCTTTCTAACGTAATCTCCCATTTGCGTATTTACAGGGATAACTTTTAAGCTAGTCACTATACACCTCCAGTTTAAGCGGTACTTCCGTTGTATTATTAATCACTGCTGGATTTAAAGTTTCCTGATATCTAATTTTTAAGCCTTCTTCTTTTTCAGGAGCGTATTGTGCTGCTAGCATGCTAGCGAGTCCGTATATTAGAGGAGTATAAAAATATGATGGGATATCTATACTTTGCGTGTAATTCTCTAGCGTTTCTATACTACTTTGACCGCTATACATTATTAAATTATACATTGGAGCAGCAGTCTGCCAAATGTAGAGGGATGGAGTCCGCTGGTAATCAACGTAGTAAATAGTAGGTCTACCGATTTGTGATTTGTTGGGATAGGTTAAATATTCATATCTGGATACCTCGCTCATTGTAGTATCCTGGCTTATACTATTAAAATAAAGCTCTTCAATATCGAGTGTGTATCCTCCTGTTTCTTTAATTCTATATGCCCTTGCATAAATTGGATCAGGTACATAAAACCATGAAATTACATGTGCTTGATATGGATATAATGGAGGAGGGGTAAAAACAGGAAACCAATTTATCGTATCCTGTGATGCTTCTAAAACTAAGCTATATGGACGATTAGAAACATAACTTTGAATGCCGATAATGCTGATTTGCTTTGTTACCCCTAAACCGTAATCATAAGAAATATTGCCGTTTTGAACGTCTTGTGTACATCTTGTCAGTGGATTACCATCAAAAGCATAAGCAGCAATTCCTCCGCCGTTTCCATCATAAGTATTTGCGGTATTTGATTGCGGTGTTCCATTTAATTGTCTTACGTTGCTTCTTAAGAATACCTGAAATATTTTAGTAATGTTACTCGGCAGAGGGTAGGATGCTTGTCCTGGAGTTAAAAAAACAGGATTTAGCTTTAATGTCCATAAGTTGACGTTAGAGTTAGCCCAATCACTTAAAATAAAATTAATAATATTAAGTGCTGAATTATATTGCTCGGCAGTTACCATGCTAAGAGGCATGCCGATTAACTCATAAGCCTTTCTGATAATCAGCTCTCCTTTTATGCTATTAAAACTATAACTTCCACTAGTTGCCGGCATTTTATCTTCCTTTTTAGTTACAATTGTAGGAATTGAGCTTTAAGAACTGAATTACTTGCATTAGGGCCAATTTTAATGAGCAAATTGGAAGCTAAAGAATTATACTGTATTAATGTAGATGCCGTAGCAGTGGCGGCTGGAGGTGCAAAATTACCATTAGCGGCGGCGGTTAAATCATCGTATTTCCCTAGACCTAAATTATTCTTTAGCGATAAAAATACCTGATAAGTAGCAGGATTAACTGTTGCTGCTACGATATTTAAGGCATAGCTTATAGAAGAAGTATTGGTCTTAGCGGTATTTAATAGAATCATTGGAAAATACCCAACAGAAGCAACGCCGACTTGAAGGGTAGAGACTGTAGTACTGTTTGGAATTATCTGCACCACACTATCAAAGCAGTTGACACTTGTAACTGTTGTGTTATTTGGTCCAGTTAAGGTTTCACTAATAAAAACCCCATTCTGATAACCGGTAATAAGAAAATTAATACCGGAAAGATTTGCCACTGAATTAAGAGTAATTCTTGGAACAATACCGAAATCAATAAAATTAACTATTCTTGTGGTTTTGTTAACATAAGAACCATTTAACAGCAGCGGAATATTTGCGGTAAGTGTTTGAAGAAGCGATATTCCGTTTGCTATGGGAGCAGGCCAATTATATTCATAAAATTGAGACATAATTTATCCTTTTATTTATATTGTATGAAGCACTAGCTAGTTATTTTTTAGTTAGTGCCTCTTTTTTTAACAGATTTTTAAAACTTATCCCTGTATAGGTTTAAGCTGTAGAACCTGTTGCGCCAATTACCCCAAGAGGAGTAAACATACCAAAAGAATAACGACCTGATGCAAGTACTGACATGGTTTCAGTTACGGGATCAGTTGTTACGTTTACTTTAAGCGGACGTCTTACAAAATGCTTACGACTTCCCTTAACATTAGTTAATCCAAACCAGTTGCTAGGACTTGTTAAGAAATGGCTTACTTCATAACCTTGCGGAATAGCTTTCATGTTATAAAGTGCGTTTATATCGTTATTAGCCGTTCCTGTTCTAAATACAGATTCAAGTAACCGACAACCTGAGAACATTAAATCTTGTGGAAGTAGCAATCTCTCAATTTGAGCATTAATTAGCAGTCCTGCTTGATCTTTCATTTTACCTGCTAGTATTACTGCTTGTTCAACACCCACTTCACTAAAGTCGACATTAATATTAGCGTTGTTATTTGCCCCAACGCGATTAGAATAAACCCCGCCATCGTAAGGCTGAGAAAAGGAGCAAAGAGGTTGTCCGTTAGCCAAAGTAGCTGCCGTATTAAATGCCTGGTTAAAAGGGTTCATAGCTACTACTTCTCTGGTTTGTTCATAAGAAGTAGTAAGCGATTTAGTACCATTAAAGAACTGATCGGCATAAAGATCATCTTCCATGGCAATATTAGTAATCTGAAAACCGAGAGCAAATTCCCGATGGACAAATTCATAAATAAACCGCTCAGCCATGCTATCCATTTTAATAGGAGCACCTTGGGTTTTCTCAAGAGCGTAGCCTGTTCCTCTAATATCAACCAACCTTTCAGTATGTTTGATAGAATTAGCCTGTTCATAGATTTTGGTATATTCCCCTTTAAACCGATCATACTGAGATTTTACCTCATAAAGACCCGGCCAAAGCAGACTTGGAATATCACCGGTTGTTATAATAGACATAATTAATTACCTTTGTTTTTAGTTTTAGTTTTCTTTACTGATCCTGCCTTATAACAGGTTTTTTTCTTCTCTTTCGGTAGGTATAATCCTTCCTTTAAAAGAGCCGGCATATTACCGCTTGTTATTATGGACATAATCTTATGGTACTCCGGCTGTTGGACCTGCTACGCCGTTGGACCTGCTACGCCGCTTGATCCGTACATATGCTTGTTAAATTTAACTAGTAGGTTAGTAAATGGCATATTTACTCCCGGTATTAATCCTGTAGGATTTGCGTTACCGGTAATTACAGGATCAATTCCAATAATTTTTACGTCTAAGGTTGCTGTAGTAGCTGAGTAAGTTGAGCCATCGAGATAGTAAACAGAGCCGTATATATTACTGCCGCTGCGGGGGTTTTGACCACCAGCGATAGCAGTAGGATCCGTGAAGGTTATTCCTGCTACTGATAAACTGGCATTAAAACCAAACCCGGTTGCTAAAAAAGTAATTCCTGTTGCAGCTGCAAGAGAACTTGATACTTGAACTCTAAATACTGCCATTGGATCGTCATTAACATATGCAATAATACGTGTGCCAGCTTTTACCGCT